ATCTTATATAAAAGATGATGATATAGTCTGGTCTGTATAGTGATATACAGAAGTTCATAAGAGAACTGGCAGGATGTTGCGCAGCCTGTTGAACATATCGGGTGTAAAAGAAGGGCGTATCAAAATGGCCGAATTTGGTGCGGGTGTAGATAAATCTGTGCAAGAGGTTTTAGATAAAACGAAAATTTCGGCGGATCAGTTTGAAAAATGGGGGCAGGCAATCGCTGGTGGCGGTGAAAATGGACAAAAAGCTATGCTTGAAGCAACCAAGGCTTTAGCTGGTGTTGAAAATGCAACAGACAGAAATGCACTTGGCACGAAAATGTTCGGTACTCTTTGGGAAGACCAAGGAAAGAAAATCATCGACACCATTTTGAAAGCAGAAGGCAAACAAGTTGATTTAAAAAAAGGAGTAGAGGATTTACATGGCGCAACTTCTAAAATAGATGCATCTCCAGCGGTTAAATTTCAACAAGCAATGCAAGATTTACAAGTTGCTCTCCAGCCTGTTCTTGAAGTTATAGCAGATCTTGTTTCTAAATTTGCTGAATGGATTTCAAATAATCCTGAATTAGCAGCAACGTTAACAGCGATTGCTGCTGCAATTGGTGTGATTTCGGGAGCATTTATGGCTTTAATGCCTATAGTCGTCGTTATATCGAGTATAGGGGCTGCAATGATGGGATGGGTAGCATTAATCGCCGTAGTTGTAGCGGCTGTAGTTGCTTTGGGTGTCCTTATTTATGAGAATTGGGATTCTATAAAACAATGGACCATTGATGCCTGGAATGCAATTGGAGAATTCTTAGTAGGAATATGGGATGGAATTGTACAATGGGCAAGTGAAACCTGGAATAGTATTAGTGAATCTACATCGGAAGTTTGGAATTCGATTAAAGAATATTTAATAGAGCTATGGAATGGGATAGTTGAGTCCTTATCTGAAATATGGAATTCTATCGTTGAAACTACTACAGAAACTTGGAATTCTATTGTAGAGTATTTGACTGGAATTTGGGATGGAGTAGTTGAAATACTATCAGAGGTTTGGAATAGTATCAGCCAAACCACTTCGGAAGTGTGGACGGCAATTAGTGAGTTCTTCCAAGAGACCTGGAATGGATTAGTAGCTTTTATCACGCCAATTTTACAAGGAATTGCTGATTTCTTCTCTATGATTTGGAACGGTATTTCCACAGTGATTCAAACTGTATGGGATTTTATCACTCAATACTTACAAGCAATTTGGACGGCTATTTTATATTTCGCCACTCCAATTTTCGAGTCTATACGAGAGTTTTTAGCTTCGGTATGGGAATCTATTAAAGAAAAAGCTACAGCGGTGTGGGATGCACTTACAAATTTCTTAACGACTTGTTGGAATGGAATAGTTTCAATTGCGACAACTGTATTTGAGTGGATTAAAAATACAGTTACAACCGTTTGGGATACGATCAGTTCAGCAACAATGTCTGTATGGAATGCTGTTAAGAATTTCTTACAATCATGTTGGAACGGGCTAGTAGCTTTTGTAACGCCAATATTCACCTCAATAAAAGATTGGATTGTGAATACATGGAATACGATTAGTTCCACAACAAGTGCAGTATGGAATACGATTAAAAGCTATCTATCTAGCTTATGGGACGCAATTGTTTCCACAGCGAGTTCTGTATTCAATAGCATCAAAGAAGCTATTTCAACGGTTTGGAACATGATTAGTAGCACAAGCAGTAGTATTTGGAATGGCATTAAATCTACACTTTCAAACATTTGGGAAGGTATCAAGTCAACCGCATCCTCTGTCTGGAATGGATTAAAAGAAGCGATTATGACTCCTGTTCGTTGGGTAACAAATGCTGTTAGTGGAGCATTTGAAGGCATGAAATCAGCAGTATTAGGCGTTTGGGATGGTATTAAAAGTGGTATTCGTACACCTATCAATGGGATTATTCATATCATAAATAAATTTATAGATGGCTTTAATACACCAGCAGAATTATTAAACAATATACCAGGAGTTAGCGCGCCGACTATTCCACATGTACCTATGCTCGCTAAAGGCGGAAAGCCTGTCGGTGATGGCTCTTTCATAACTGGCGAAGCTGGTCCTGAGCTCTTTACTAAGAGAGGGAATTCAATTACAGTTACGCCGTTATCTTCAAAAGAAAAATCCCTCGGTATCACTGGAACTATGAATCAGCTAATGAGTGATATGAGCCGGATGAT